ATAATGGTGGTATTTTATTAATAGCCATAACATAGTTTTTATTATATTATATATATTAAACATATAATTAAAATATAAAATAATATGAAAAAAAAGCTTATTATTTAAAAAAACATTATTATAATAATAATATTGTTAATTATTTATTTAATTTTAATGAAAAGCAAAACAGTAGATCTCTATAGAGATTTTGGATTTTTTAAGTATATATTAAAAAAATATAAACTTTGCGGTGGCACTATTGGTGGATTTAGTGCTAATAATGGATTTAGTAAAAACACTTTTTCTATCTCTTGGCAATACCACGGTATCCCAAAGCATGCTCAATTTGCATTAGCTAAAGAAATAGAAATATATAACTTAATGGAAAGTTTAAAGGGCAATGCTTGTAATAGAATTAGCGAAGATATGATTTATTTAGATTATCAAGAATATACAACTATTCATTAATTAAAAAAAATATCATGTTAGTATCAAGATTAAAAATTAAAGAAAGTATTATGAATTTTAAACAATTTATTTGTAAGACATTTTGTTGTGAAAAAGGAGAATGGTTTGAAGATATTGACTGGTCAAGCGTGAGTGAAGAGAAAACTAATATAGCCTATGACCATTCTATTCTATATCTGAAAGATCTGGAGGAGGCTCAAAAGAGTCTTGATAGCAAGGCTTTAGTATTCTTATTCTACTTATTTACAATATTTGGAGTCATTCTCTATAACTTGTTTTTTAACTTCGATAAAGTTAATGAAACCATCTTTAAGCAAGGCACTAACTCTTATAATGTTATGCTAATTCTAGCCATAGGTTACTCGCTTTTATTTGGATTGACGGCAATGATTTTTCTAGCAACGCAAAAAAGAAAGGCTAAATATGCCAAGCCAAGTTCAATATTTATTAGTTCAAATGGTTTATCTCAATATATTAAAAATGATCTATGTATAGGTTTACAAGAATCCATTGCTTATAATATAAAGAAGCAAAATAGAAAATCTAAAGCCTTAAAAGTATTGTTACTTTTATCTGTTATATTTCCTATTTGCATTATATCAATTTACCTTTTTCAAATATCTTTATTTGTGACTGCTATTATGGCAGTTATTTCTTATTTGGCGTTATGGTTTTTGTTTTAAGTCTTCCCGTAGATACACCATTTTTTATAGTATCCATTCTAATTGGACTAGGTTTATAAGCAGGCTTTGGAGCTTGGTTAATAGGAGCTTTTGGAGCTTGATTATTAGAGTTGTTAGAATTATTCTTAGTCATAGTTATATTTGAAAGATTAACGAAATATTTAAGCCCTGTTGTCGCAGGGCTTTTTAACTTTATGAGAGTGAACAACCCATATTTGTAAACTATAACTTATTTAGATTATAAAGAATATACAACTATTCATTAGTATATTTCATCAGTATATATTGAAACACATCTACAATTAATTATATTTCTAAGTGAGCCATTAGGATCTCTAGGAAACTTTAAGCTTTCGTTATCTACTAAAAATTTTTCATTAATATCAACTCTTTGTCCATCTGCTGATCTATGAGCTGGTCTAGTGTGCATATCTAATATAGAAACCCACTGCTTTTTAATTTTTATTGTTTGGCCTGCTTCTGTAATTAAATTAGCATTGTTAATTATTTCAGCTTCCCTATTTCTAGCCCAAGACTCCCCTAGCCCTACATTTTGTGACGCTATTAATTCACTTCTTGACTGTGATTCATCTATTATCTTTTTTCTAAGCTCTTCTGCTATTGTTAAAGGTCTTTTGTTCGTAGTCTCATTAATAGCATTATTAACCCTCCTTAATCTTCTTTCTAATTTAGCTTCTTCACTAGTGCCACTAGCTCTTAAAAAGTCTTGAGTAATAATATCTTTTTCTTTTTGCAATTCACTTAATTTAGCTGTATAAACTGCACCACCAAAAGCAACTGCCTTTTCTAATTGCTTTTCATTTGTATCGGTTATGAAGTCTGTTTGCTTTTCGCTTTCATTAGCAATAAATAAAGTAGCATCTTTATTAAACTCATTATTTATTTCTTCTACATTTTCTTCTAAATCTTCATCGACTATTTTTTCAGTCTTTTTTAATTCTAAGTCAATTAGTTTGATTTTGTTTTCTATAGCAAAATTTAAGTTATGTTTTTTACTTATGTTATCTCTAATACTATAGCCAAATTTCTTAATGGAGCTTCTTAAAGCTTTTCTAACCTCTACTAATATTTCAGCTTTGTAATTAGTAGCTATATCCTTAGCATCTAATCTGTCATTAGCTATATATAATTTAGCTGCATCATCTGCTATGTCCCTAAACACCCTTTTTAATGAGCTTATTAATTTAGATTCTATTACTATTTTTTCTTTATCAATAGTTCGTGCGCTTTCTGTGTTAAATTTCAGAGTTGCCATATTCCAAAGATAATTGTTTGATTTCTTCTAAGCTGTGCTTACCTTGCTTCATTAAAGCATTTATAAAGTCCTCTTGCATAGATTTCTTAGCTGGTTTTTCTCTATTATCGCTAATATATTGATCTTGTCCTACTGGAACTAAATTCATAGGCTGATAAACTCTATCGCCTCCCTCTATTAAATCTTCTCTGCCTATTAAAGATCTCAATTCATTAATAGTCAACACGCCACTATTTGCCATTCTTTCCGTGTTTTCTGTTAGTCTTGGCTTTAATGCTGCAATAGCAGCTTCATCATAAGTAAGTTGTAAGTTATTGCTGTTTTTATAGCGACTTAATAAATTCTCATTTAGAAAATTAGCTATCTTAGTAAATAAAGGTATTACGCAGTTATCATAAAAATTTAATTTTGCTGTGTCCATATTTGCCAAGCTCATATGCTCTGGACTTATCATAGGCAAAGGAATTTTTAAAGCATTATATATAGCAACTTGAGTTTGTATTTTAAGCGTTGCAAAATCCATATCTTTAATTGACTCTGACATTTGCTTGAAATCAAAATCACCACCTAAAAACATTGTATTTCCAGAATTTTTTGCTCCAGAAAAAGTTTTTTGCAAATTTTCCTTCACTGCTGCTTGAGTATCCGCAGGGACTCCATCGTTACCTTTATATGTTAATATTCCGCTTGGTCTTCCTTGGTTTTTAATAGTGCTTTCATTATGTAACGAAGCTAATATATATTGTGTTATTTCTAACTCAATAGGCTGTATATATGATACACCTCTTAAATTATTAGCACTATATTCAGGATTGAAAGATCTTAAATTAATTAACTCATTACCATTATCTGCAAAAAATCTATTATCACGCCTTGTAAAAGTTCTATTACTTGAATTAAAACCATTATAATTGTAGCTTTCAGGGTATCCATCTCTAGGGGAGGCTATAATAGTTACATGCTGGCTAGGTATTATATTTAGTTCTACTGGCTCGTTATTACCTATAACTTCAATAAAAGCATCACCAGTTAATAAAAAGTTATTTATTATAGATTCGATAAATAAACTTTTGCCAGTGAATGGGTTAGGCTTTTTTATTAACTGTAATATTTTGTGCTGATAAATAAACTCTTCTTTGTTATTATCCTTTAAAACAAAATCTATATTATTAATATTATCTGCTATTAATTTTATTGCTGTAAATAAAGGACTACTTTTATAATAATATGTAATAAATCTATTTAAATCCGCTTTGTTTTGATCTCCGTAAATACCCAACATTAATAATGATAAATCATTAGCCTGGTATGATTTTGTTTCAAGATCTACTGATTTAGTAATTTGTTTAAACATCTTATTTCCTACTCACATAAATATAAAATAACATTGAAAAAGCTGTAAACATACTTGCGCTTAACAATGAAAAGTTATTATAACTATCTAAGATATTATACATTCCTATAAAAATCAATGTTAAGAAGTGAATCATTATAATATTATCTAAAATATTATTAAAATCATACTTATTTAATTGTTTTAATATTTTTTTTATTTTATCCATTTTAAAAACTAAATACTGCTATTTCTCCTTTTCTTTTAATATATTTGCAAAGGGCATACCTTATTGAATCTACACAATGATTGTATTTATCAATTATTTTTGGTAAAATCTCGCCAGTGACTCTATCTACTTTATAAGAATAAAACTTAAATTCATCTACTGTATTTTTACATCTTGAATGAATTATTACTTTTTCAAAGTCTCTTATATAATCAATTCCTGCTTTTACTGATCCATCGCCCTTGTCTGCTGGATTTATATTGTAGCCTTCGCCTCTTAAATATGATATTATATCTGGTCTTGAACTATCACCATATATTAAACCGTCCTTACTTCCATCTATCTTATTAAATAATTCTGGTAATTTTAATATTTCAACGCCTATTTGACAAACCTCTTGATCTATATATAAAATTTTGCCTTGTATAAAACATCTAATTAATACAGTAGGGTCTTGAGCAAAGCCCCAATCTGCGCCATAAAAAAATCTATTTTCTTTTATGTCTTTAATATTAGGCGTTTCAAAGTCTATCACTTCATATTTTTTATTAAATATTTGCGCATCATTTAACACAATAGGACTCCCCAGCCATTTATGTTCATATAAGTCAGGATTATTTTTTTTATCATATTCCATTTCGTCTAGTAATGGATTATTGAACCAGGGATTATCGCAATAATTTATTTTCTCTACTATAGCATTATCAGGCTTTTGTAAGATAAATTTTTTATATGTTAGATCATCTACACTTTCTGGATTAAATGAAGCCCATATTTCACTATTTTCTTTTCTGATAGTAGGAGTTAATATTTCCCAACTTTCAATACTCATTCTAGCTGCTTCCTCTACCCAGCAAATATCTATGCCCTCTAATGATTTAATTTCTTGTACATTGTTTTTCATACCTTTAAATAAAAACTCACTCCCATTGCTAGCTCTTATTGATTCCTTAGTAACATAAAAAAAATTATCTAAACCTAAATTGGAAATTTGATCTTTTAATAATTTATGTACTGAATCTCTTATTGATGTCTGCAACTCTCTTGTGCATAATATTCTAATTTTGTTATTTAACGCCAAAACCAATAATGCCCTTGCTATGCTCCAACTTTTAGCGCTTCCTCTACCGCCATATATTACTTTGTATCTGCTTTTTGTAGTAAGTAAAAAATAAGCTTTTTCTGGTAATTCTAAATTTATTTGTAAGCTCATATAATAACTATATAAAAGGGGCTAATATTTCTAAAAGCCCCCGCCGTAATGAAAAATCATTATTTATATTATAGTATAATTTAGTTTTTGCAAATGGTTTTTTATGATTATGCTATGCTTATTGATTTTAATATATGTTTTATAACTGGCACTGTAAAGCTATTGCCTAGTGCTGATATCCCATCAAATAATGATAATACTTTCATTTTACTTTCCTATCAACTATTTACCAGTTGAGCCATAACCACCTCTTCCAGTGTCTTCAATGGTTTCTATCTCTTCCATTTGGCTTGAATAAAGGGGTCTAATAAGCATTTGCGCTATTTTGTCTCCTTTTGTTATTGTGTAAGCCTCGTGTCCTGCATTATAGAGTATTACCCCTATTTCTTTTCTATAGCTATTGTCTATCGTTCCTGGGCTGTTTAAAACAGTTATACCATGTTTTAATGCTAATCCGCTTCTTGGCCTTATATCTGCCACTGCATATGCTTCTGGAAGTCTATCTATAGTATTATCTACTTCTATATAAAACCATTGTGTAGTTGCTTTATCTCTACCGCGAGGTAATATCGAATATTGAATAGGCAACTCAAGACTAATGCCAGTTTTAACCAATACTCTACCCATAGGGGCTAAATCTATATGACTTTCTCCAATAGATTTAAACATAGTCTCATTGCGGTCTTTTAAATGCTCTATACAAAAATCATTTGCGTATAAATCCCACAAATCCCCTTCATTTTCTTTAGTAGGT